CGTAGTAACAATATTGTACCGGATTATATAGCAGATGATCCATTACAGCCTTTTGAAAGCAAAATCGGTTTAAGACAAAAAGAGTTAGATTACTATACTGAGTATCCAATAGATTACTCTGTTAATAAGATGGGCTTCAGAGGACCGGGGTATCCAGAAAAAGGATCAAAACATATATTCTTTTTAGGAGATAGCCATGTAAGTGGAGTCGGTTTACATTATAAACATACTGTTTCAGGATACCTTAATGATTATTACACATCTCTTGGTTATACGTTTGTAAATATGGGTGTTCATGGATCAGGGTTAGAAACTTGTTATAGGTTATTAGCATACTATACTCAAAAATATGATGTAGAGAAAGTATTTGTATTTAGTCCTCATCCTTATAGGTATGAGTATAGACAGCCGTTGATAGTTCCTACAAATAAAAACTCAAAGCTTTATAAAATAGATGATACTAAGAGGAGAGTTTTTAGTACTAGGGGTTTAGGGAATATACAGGGTTATGGAATGAATGACCTTTGGCAAAGAGTTCTCTCAGATGATGTTAATACGTATGTAAAAGACTTAAGGGCCTTAGATGCTATGTATGGTAATTGTTCTGTAAAGAATGCTGATATGGTTAGAGTAATGTATCCTTGGCCTGCTCCTGATCGTACATATATAAATCCTATAGATAATACTTTAAATTGGTTACGTGCTAGAGATTACCATTGGGATCATGAAATGCATTTTTATCTAGCTAATAAGTTTATCCATTTTGATATTAATAAAGAGTATTACACTCCTATGAATAAACCTGCTTTCGGTGATATGTATGCTCCTGATTCGGGAGATGTAGAAGGATATCATGGTTATAAATTTAAAGATGAGCATGGTAGGTTATGGAATGGTTTGAGATAAAATAATAGTAAAAATAGTTGCCTCCCTGACAAAGATTTCTTATATTTATAGTAAATAAAGGTTATATAGATGAAAAGATTAAGCGTAGAAGAAGCGGCAACTCTAATCAAAGCCGATCATAATACCTCAGAACACGAGAAAACTGGATATACGATAACCCCTAGTGTAGATACTCAGAAGAGATCCGAAGGATGGGAAGACGTTACGTACTATACTAGTATAAAGAAGATGAATCAGAAGCCTACATATGATATAGAGGCACAATGGATATATGTACTTACTAATACTTCAATGCCTGGCCTATGTAAGATTGGCTTTACTAAGAACACTCCGGAGGAAAGATGTAAGGAGATAAATAGTGCTACTGGTGTACCTATAGATTATGAAGTAGCTTATTCCGTACCGGTGTTTAACGGTCATGATGTAGAGCAATTAATACATTTTCATTTAGCTGAGGTTAGAGTAAATAAGAGAAAAGAATTCTTTAATATCTCATTAGATGAAGTAAAACCTATTATAGATACTATAAGTCAACCATATAAAATGTTATCAAATGAATAAAATAAAAATCGCGGTGCAACTTCGCGCGTTTCGCGCGGCGGCCGTAACTGTTTTAATTGTATTATTAACCTCGTGCTCTCCCGATGAGCTCTCTCCCGACACTTGCCCCGGCGGTTGTGACGGACAAATGCTTTGGAACTATGAGAAGGATGCAAATGGATATTACCATGTACCTTTAGATTGGACGGGTGAGTACTTACCTTACTTTTTTGTCGATGTGACAGCTTCCGAAGTTGATCCGTATTGGCAGTATAATGAAGAGTCAGTTGTTGAAGCTAGATTTGATAGTAATACATCGTGGAGAATAGGTGACAACCTAGTGATATCTGTTCCCTACTACACTCCTTTCGGTAATTACACCTCTTCAGGTCTTCCTTTACCGGCAGGGTGGACAGACGTTAATTTAACTCAATATGAAGGAGAAGTTATTAATATAGCTCAACCAACAGGCATAAGGTTTTCTAAGAAAAACGGAAGATTGATGTCGAGACGTTACTTAGGACCGTTTATTCCAGAAATGATAGGTGATACTATTACAGTAAATATGAGAATATTATGGGATGCAGGTGATAATTCTATAGTAAAAGATCACTATGAGCAAAAATTTATTGTAGAATAGTTGCTTATATGAATTATATTTAATATCTTCAATATATAATTAATTAGATATTAATATAAATAATAAAATAAATATATAATTATATAAATATATATATAAATAAAATAATTAATAATAATAAAAGGTTATCCTATGTTACAAGCAGAGCAAATTCAAAAAAATTACGAGAAACATCTTAAGATTATAGATACATACATCGGTGATCGTAAAGATGCAGTAAAAGGTATGTTATCCCATATGGAGGAAACATATATAATGGCTCCTGCTAGCGGTAAAACGTGGTATCATAATGCTTTCCCCGGAGGGTATGTTGATCATGTTAATAGAGTAGTTCAATACGCTATTGAGCAATCAAGACTTTATGAGAAAATGGGTGGTACTTTAGATTATACAGATGAACAGTTAGTATTTGCTGCTTTGTTCCATGATCTAGGAAAAATAGGAGACGGTGATTCACCTAACTATATACCTCAGACTGATAAATGGAGACAAGATAAGCTTTCAGAGATGTATACGTTTAATCCAGACCTACAGTTTATGTTAATCCCAGATAGATCTTTGTTTATACTACAAAAATTTGGAATAGCAGTAGATCAAAAAGAGTTTTTAGGTATTAGATGTCATGATGGAGTGTTTGATAAAGCAAATGAAGCTTACTTTTTTAGTAATGTCGAATCATCTAGACAAAAAACATCATTAATATCAGTTTTACACTCAGCAGACTTCTTAGCTTCTAAAGTTGAATACGATATGTGGAAGAGAACAGGCGGCAATTCATCACCGACTATTAAAAAAACAAAAGCATCCACAGGCAGAAGAGTAAATTCTTCAGAAGGCCTAAGTAAAATGCTTAAAAACTTATAATATGACACAATTTTTAACACTTACTAACATAATAATTACTGTTTTAGTTGCTTTATTGGCAACTTCTGTTTATATTATTAATAATCTACTAGTAAAAGTAGAAAAGTATGAGGATGTTACTGTTGATCAGACAGGATATCTTCAAAGAATCTCAGATTTAATTAGAGATTCGAAAATGCACCTAAGAAAGCTAGACGAAAAAGGGGTCTTTGCAAGCGATGACGAGGTCGGTTATTTTTTTGATAAACTAAAAGAAATACAAAGCGAGCTCGATAAATACATGCTCCCCGAAAATTATGGCAAGGAAGAAGGCAAAAGCTAACTACTTTACAACAGAAACAGAACAATATATAGTTAAATACAATACTTCAATAGACTCGGAATATAGAAATAAAATCTTTACCGAGCATATATATCTGCCGTTTTACAAGTTAGCAGAAAATATTATACACACTTTCAAGTTTTATTATACAGATGTTGAAAAAATAGAAGATCTCAAACATGAGATCGTTTCTGTTTTATTAGAAGAGAAGATTATGAAGTTTGATCCAACAAATGGAGCAAAAGCATATTCGTATTTTGGAACTATAGTAAAGCGTTGGTTAATTAATTACAATAATAAGAACTATAAAAAATTAAAACAGATCGGTTCATGGGACGATGTAGCAGATGGTTACGTACCGGAACAAAAAGATATAAATGATGTAGGAATTACTCTAGCACAATTTATAGACAAGTGGGTTGAGGGATGTTACGATGAATTAGAAGAACTATTTAAAAAAGAACACGAAAGAAGAATCGCAGATGCTGTACTAACTCTATTTAAAACTAGAAACGATTTAGAGATATTTAAAAAGAAAGCACTGTATATCTACATCAGAGAGATGACAGACTGTGATACTCCTAATCTTACCAGAGTAATAACTAAACTTAAATTAAACTTCAAGGATAAGTACCAAAAACTTTATGATGAGGGATTAATCTCAAATAAAGTGTTATAATCTATTTATATAAAAGTATATTATACAATGAGTTTAGATAAAGAAATATTTAAAGGTAAAACTCTATCAGATCTTTTTGGAGAAATTTATGATAACTCTAAAGAAACTAAAGGTCAAGTTAAAGCATTAATAGGAGAATTAAAACCCCTTATTGAAAATATTGGAGACGCAACTCTTATTGTTCCTATGATTAAGGAATATATGGAAATAGGCGTTAAAAATGACGATGCTTTAGTTAAGCTAGCTACTATCATACAACGTATGGAAAGTGCTGCAGCAAAAGGTGAAGGAGGGGAATTTGATTTCTCTGATTTACAAGACTTGTTAGATGAGCAAGAAGCTCTAGATAAAGAGATAGAAGAAGTACCAACTAAAAAAGAAGAAGAAACAGACAAAGATGTTTAAATCATTCGGAAACGCTTCGGCAGGTAGCGGTGGAGGAAGTGGTACATCAACTAATAGCTCAATATTTGCAAGAGTAATAGATGTAATACAAGATTCCTTTCATCCAGAATATGAAGAGAAAGGCTCTTCTAATGCCCTGTACGGATTATTTTATCGAGAATTACACGTACCTACCTTAGAGGATGGAGAACAACCTTTAAAGTTTGCTTACTGTGGTATATCTGAGTTTAAAAAGATACCATTAAAAAATGAAATAGTCAGAGTAGAAAAGCTACCTTCTGATGAACGTACACCTGCTGATCCAATGAAAACTAAAATGTACTGGACAGCAATAGTTGGTGTATGGAACTCACCACATCATAACGCTGCTCCCGATACTATACAGTCCGGTGAAGGATCTACAGTAGATCTCGGCGAACATTTTGTAGAAAAAGAAAACGTTCCACCTATTCAAGCATTTCCAGGAGATGTACTTATGGAAAGTAGATTCGGTTCTACATTAAGACTTGGAGGAGCTAAATATGACCTTAATGAATTTACAGACGACAGTAATGACGGATTACCGTACGTTATATTATCTAACGGTCAGAAAGAACCAGAAGACGGGGTAACACCTGTTATTGAAGATATTAACGAAGACCCGAACTCATTATATATGGGCTCAGACCATAAGTTCGATCTTACTCAAGCTAACGATAAAAGAGATGCCTTCGATTCAGAACCAGATAAAGCAAACACCTATAAAGGTAATCAAATACTTTTAAATGGTGGTAGATTATTTTTTAACGCTAAAGAAGAGGGTATATTTTTATCCGCAGTAGAAGGTATAGGACTAAACGGAAAAGTAGTGGGTATAGATGGAGAAGAATATGTAGCTTTAGATGCTACTAAAGTTTATTTAGGGACTGATGCATTTAAAGAAATAGAACCTGTACTTTTAGGACAGACATCTATTGATTGGTTAGATGACTTTATATCACAATTTGAAACATTATGTAAGAGTATAGCTACATCACCACCGGCTCCACCAGCATATGTAGCAAAACAAATAGCAACAGCTAACTCTATTGTACCTGTTATACCTCAATTGAAAAGTCTATTAAAACAATTATTATCTAAAAAAGTATATACTGAGTAATGCCATACGTTAATATACCAGATTCCGGTTTACATGGAGCAATTGCCAAGATAGTTGGCAAGATGCAAGGTCAGGTTATGGGCAAAGTAATAAAGAATTCAACTAACATTACTAATTCACTGAATAGAAAAGGATGCCCTACTGGATCAGAGACTAACAGGTTAAGAAAAAAATTAAATCAAAATCAAAAATCACTACAGCAAGTACAGAGTAGAATATCTAAATTTAAAGCTATTCCAGGTAAGCTAAAACCGCCATTAGGAGGTCTTAAAGCAGCATTAAAAATTATACTCTCTTTACCAATACCACAGGGTGTAGGTATACCACCTGGTCCTGCTGGAGGTTTAATATTAGGTCTACCAATTAATATTACCACTAAGTATGCTGATACTATGCACCTACTTAAAGAGTTTATTAAGCAAATAGATGAAGTAGTAGTGGCAATTGAAGCAGTATTAGAGACACCATCAGCCTCTTTAAAAAGCTTAACAAGAAACTTAGGAGCAGCAGACACTGCTGTTAAGTGCTGTGAAATACAAGCAGCATTAAACGCTCAACTAGATAGTGGAGAATTAACTCAAGGTGAGTTAGATGATTTAGGATTAGCAGATGATGACGGAGAGCTAATATTTTCTACCTTAGGACCAAAGTTACTTGCATCAGTATCTAATAAAGGACTTACTAATAGTAGTAAAGATAGTTTAAAATCTCAAAGTGATTTAAATAAAAAAGGAAAATGGCTTCTTAGTAATCCAATTAATGATGGTAAAGGAGATGATGTAGATGGCAGAGGAGATGGTAGTGGAGATGGTAGTGGAGACGGAACTGGTACAGGTACCGGGGACGGTAGTTCATCTGGTATTACTTATCAAGTTAACGACCAAGTAAAATATGAAAATGTAGAGTATATATGTGTAAAAGAACATACCTCTTCATTAGAAAACATTCCTCCTACAAAAGAGTTTTGGAGTACTTTAGACTCTGCTGTAAATAAAGGAATTAACGACCTTCTATCCAGTATTAGAAAGATAGAAGATAGCAATATTAATTCTGATACTAAAGACCTTATAAAAGGTTTATTAGATAATTTTGCCGATACAGGTGAAGGATCTGCTAGTAGTAACTCTAAATTCTTTCATACAGGACCAGATGGCACTGTATACGAACTAAGAATAAAGAATGACCCACAAGCACCTCCAATAGCACCTAGAAGATACGCAGTAGCAATAAATCCCGAAGGAGTAGAAATGTTTGTCGG